GTGGGGCGTTATCTCGTGGCCCGTGTGCTCGTGGGCCGTGATCTCGTGGGCCGTTGCTCTCAACTCGTTGGGCAATTCGGCAGCGTCCATGTTGCACTGCAAAATCGCTGGGGCCCATATGTATCGGGTCATTCCGCCCATTTTCCACGATTCATGTTGCAGTGCACAAAATCGACGGGGACAAGAGCTGGGGACGGGAGCAAGGACCATGTTTCTGACAAATATTTGTACAAATATTGATATCATGTTCTACTTGCAAAAAAATTTTAAAAAATTTATAATTTAGCGCATATCTTCCCATATAACTTAACCGAGAAAACAATGCCTACAACCAGTGACCTAAGAGAAGCGCTTGCGGCCTATAACAAAGAGGTTAAGAAAAGAGAGCAAAAGCACGTACAAAAAATTAAACAAACCACGCTCATAGAGGTTAAGAAGAAAGATAAGCTCATTAAGAAGCAAAACAAGGACCTTGAAGGACAACCTTTGACCAGAAGACAAGAGTTGTTTGTTAAAGAGCTTGTGTCACAAGATGGACAGATAACGCTACGACAAGCCGCTATTAACGCGGGATACTCAACGGGTTCGGCCCATCAGAGAGCTTATGAGCTCACAAATCCTAATATCTGCCCACATGTGGTTAAACAGATCAAGATTTATCGAGACGAGCTTGATCACAAATATGGGATTGACTACAAGAGACACATAAGGGATCTACAGGTTATCCGAGATCGAGCCTTGGAGAACGGGGCGTATTCTGCTGCCGTGCAAGCCGAGTACCGAAGAGGTCAGGCGCATGGAGACATATATATCAACAAGTCTGAGATCCGGCATGGTTCTATTGATTCGATGTCGAAAGAAGACGTATTGAAAGCGTTAAACGAGATAAAGGACGGTTATGCCCAAAACACGATTGATGTCACTCCTGAACGAGAAGCCGATTCCGGCGACATCCCTGAACAGGGAGAGCGGGTTGTGGAAGACGATGAAGTCAGCCTTGGAGAAGAGCCAGAGGAAGTTTGAGCATACGCGCCTTGAGACGTGGGCCATGCCCGGTGTTCCGGACGTAGTGTTGTGTGATGAAGGGGGTCACTTCCACTTTGTTGAGTTAAAGGCCACCCCGAGTAATTCAGTGGAGTTGCGTCCGCACCAAGTATCTTGGTTGAGTCGGCACAAGCATGCGAGCACTTGGGTTCTTGTCTTGCGGACCGCGGGCCGTGGCACACGGACCAACAAGGATCCCACGCCTGCGTCGGTATCGTTGTATTTGGGTTCAGACGCGGTGGATTTAAAGTGGTACGGGTTAAGGGTTGATCCGGTGTATCGATCTGAGGGCGAGGTTGATTGGGACAGGATATTTGATTTAATATCGAACGCAAGGTGCAAGGCAGTGCGCAACGCAGATGTTTCACGTGAAACATAGGCGTTTTGCATAGGCGTTTTGCACAGGCGTTTTGCATAGTCGTTTTACGTAGGGTACCTCTATGGATGTAGTATCGAACGCGCATGAACGGGAGTTGAAGTTAAAGCTTCGTTTAGCTCAGATTGAGAAGAACGAGTTCTCACAAAATGATTTTATTGGATTTGTTCGGACGGTATGGCCGGATTTTATTGCGGGTCGGCACCACAAGATTATTGCTGAGAAGCTGGAGCGGGTAGCCCGTGGTGAGTTAAAGCGCTTGATCATTAACATGGCCCCACGGCACCGCCTTGCTTTGGATACGCGCATTCCTACGACTAAGGGGTGGAAGACGATTTCGGAGATTGTTGCGGGGGATTATGTTTTTTCCCCTTCAGGAGAAGCTGTTTTGGTCACAGGTAAGTCGGAAGTTTATGAGGAAGACCTGTACCGAGTAACGTCTATTGACGGTCACACGGTGGACTGCGACGGGGAACATTTGTGGACAGTTCGCTTAGGCCGTAAAACAAAGAAATTTCAGACGTACTCTACGGCGCAATTGTATGGACGACAGAACGGAGACCATCTGGTAACGCTGCGTGGTGGTGGCACCGCGGTCCGTGGTCGAACGAACCTGAAGGATTTCCGTCCACCGAGGTTGCCTGTAAACCACGCGGTGGTTCTTCCGGAAGCGGATTTACCTATTCCGCCGTACTTATTGGGCTTGTGGTTGGGCGACGGCACCCGGCATTGTGGCATCATTACGGCGCGCCCTGACGATGAGTTGGTGTATCGCTCGATGATAGAGGCCCTTGGTTACCGGACGACGGACCAGAGTACGCCCTATACTTTTGGTGTTTTGGGTTTGAAGGTTAGGCTACGTGAGCTGGGTGTTTTGAACAACAAGCACATCCCGGACGAGTATTTATTTGGTTCCATTGCCCAACGCAGAGCGCTTGTTCAGGGTTTGATGGACAGCGATGGAAACGTGTCTAAGGCTGGGCAGTGTTTTTTTTCCCAGAAGGATCCAAAATTAACAGCTCAGTTTAGATCCCTTTTAAATTCATTGGGCGTGAAAAACACGCTTCAAGTTTCCGAGGCCAAGATAGGTGATGTGTCCTATGGCCCGACGCACAGGGTTTCGTTTTACATGAAGGACTGCGCGTTGTTGTCCCGGAAGGCTTTGCGAACGAGGGAACCTATGCCGTGCAACGTACCGCGCTCAATACGCATTGAAGCGCTAGGCAGGAAGGGCTTGGTCCAGTGCCTTCAGGTGGCGAATGAGGACGGGTTGTTTTTGATGGGTGAGGGTTGGCTTACGGGTCACAACACGAAGAGCGAGTTTGCGTCGTATTTGTTCCCTGCGTGGATGATGGGCAGGAACCCCAAGATGAAGATTATTCAGGCGACGCACACGACGGAGTTGGCAGTTAACTTTGGTCGGAAGACGAAGAATTTGATAGACAGTGACGAATACAAGGCTATTTTTCCGGAAGTTAAGTTAGCGGCGGACAGTAAGGCTTCGGGTCGTTGGGACACCAGCAAGGGTGGTATGTACTATGCGGTGGGTGTTGGTTCTAACTTAGCGGGTCGTGGTGGGGATTTAGTTGTTATTGATGATCCGCACTCAGAGCAAACGGCCATGTCTGCGAATGGTTTTGAGGATGCGTGGGAGTGGTACACCGGTGGACCTCGGCAGCGTTTGCAACCGGGTGGATCAATTGTCTTGGTCCAGTGTATGACGGGTGACACGGCTGTTACGATGGCGGATTCGGCGTGGTCCCACCGAAAGTTGTCGGACATTCGGGTTGGTGACAGGGTTGCCACGTATGACGGCGGGGTTTTGTCATCGGCTAGGGTGAACAACTGGCGGTCAAGTGGTTTAGATAAAGTACTTGCTATACAAACACAATCTGGTAAAATCATTCGTGCAAATGAACGGCACCCGTTTATGGTTGAGGACGCTGGAGGACGCAGGTGGGTACGACTGAAGGACTTGAAGGAGGGAATGTCCCTTGTCTCACTGAGGGGTGCTACAGACCACGGAGAGCAAAAACAGACACGGGGAACGGCCTATGCCACCCCTGTCAAGCCAGCGCCCACTATCATAGAAAGAACCCAGGCAGGCCGAAACACGGCCCCGGACACCACGGCAAGTGGAAGGGTGTTCAGTGTAGCAACGAGGGGTGTGATAGCCCTGCGTCGGCTAAGGGTTTTTGTAGAAAGTGTTACCTCAAGGCATTTCCGCCACGTAAGCCAACTTTTCGCGAGTCCCGAAACAAACATCTCAAGCACCGGTACGGTATCACGCTGGAGGAGTTTGAGCGCATGGTGCGTGAACGCGAGGGGTGCTGTGATATCTGCGGTGGTCCCCCGAGTGATGACACCACTCCCGGACACTGGGTTGAGAAGCTATGCGTCGATCACTGCCACGACAGCGGCGAGGTCCGAGGGCTTCTTTGCAACCCCTGCAACCTCATGCTTGGGTACGCCGACAGCGATATCGAAATACTTAGTCGGGCAATTAGATACCTCCGAGTTTACGACTGACCGTATCGTAAAAATCGTTCCGGACGGGGTTGAGGAGGTTTTTGACGTAGAGATTGACCGCACGGAGAATTTCATTGCCGACGGAGTCGTCAGCCACAATACTCGATGGTCTGAGAAGGACATGACGGGTCAATTGTTACGGGCCATGGCTAAAGATCCGTTAGCGGATCAATGGGAGATAGTGGAGTTACCGGCTATTTTTGATGATGGTACGCCGTGTTGGCCGGAATATTGGAGTTTAGAGGATTTGTTAGCGGTCAAAGCGTCGATTCCTCCGAGTAAATGGAATGCTCAGTACCAGCAGAACCCTACGGGTGAA